AATCGGGACAGTTCTTTGGTTTGATCTTACAATCTGGATCGGTTCTGCCCCCTGACGAAGCAACGCTAAACGAATGAGGTCGATCTCGGCCATACCAAAAATATCGCCGTCATCTTCGTTCAATGCTCCCTCAGAGGTGTTGCTGTTGGCATACAATGTGTCACTGGTATTATCTATAATGGTCGAGAACACATCGTTATCCATTTTCCGGGTCATCCATTCTTTCAACAGTGTCCCAGCGTCTTTCACTGCATTGAACGCTGACTGTTTAATGGCTTTCCGGCCCATAGCTACTGCATGACGCACAACGTCACAAGACACAGTGAAAGACCCTACACTCAAGCCTTCCTCATTGCCTTTTAAAACGCTCTCGCCTGTGACTCCCGTCCCCATTAACTGCGCCAGCGTGTTGAAAGTCAACTGGTCGCCCTCATTCTTCAGGGGCCCGGTTTTATCTATAACCGGCATTCTTGACCCTTCTTTACCGGACAGCTGTCCCCAGAAAGATTCACGATTCCCATCTTTCAGGATTCCTTTGCTCCAGTACTCCGGAATCGCCGCGTCAACCATTGCAACGCCTGTCACAGACATTTCAGCAGTCCATCCGCATTGATTTTTCAAAATTGCCAGTATTTTAAACAAATAATTCATAGTTGCCCTCCGTTTATTTTAATCCTACTGATTGCTTATCGTACTTATCACGGTCAACAGGGCTTAACTTGAAATACTCATCCTCGCTGAGTTTGCGAAACCCGCCACTTTTCCCGGACTGTGATCCTACCGGGCCAAGCACGGTTTTCTGTTGCGCGCCTTGCTGATACCCTTCTTTACGCGCGCGCATTACTACAGCAGGAGCAATTCCTAACTCCGCCGCCGCTTCAGTCGCAGCTTTAAGCTCACCCGCTGGATCGTTCTTATACCGTTCCTCCCAAATCATAGTTGCAGTATCATAAAACTGCTTGTCGTGAGACTTTTCGGAAGCCGATAGTTGCGGGTAAAGCTTAATCATCCGCGCATTTGCAGATGCTTTTGTTGCCTGAAACTTTGTCATCCCCGTCCACTGCTGATCCTTCTCAGTGAACCTGGAGGAGTCGTAATCTTTTATGGTTTTAGACGTAATGTCCTCTACCAGACTACGGATTGCGTTAAGCACTGGTGCTTCGAACAACTCTTCGTGTTCTTTCGTGAAGCGAGGTGAATCAGATTGCGACGAAGAAGGCTTCTCCCGCGCTACTATCTGCGGATTGCCTTGCGAATCAGTCAATACCTGTAACCCTTGAGCTTCAACAATTTTCCGGAGTTTCGCCAGACTCTGTTCTGTCCTGGTGGTTTTCTCCCTCAACCCTTGATGATCTTGGTTTACACGCTGATACTCTTCATAAATCTGATCCGGTGTGGGGTTGTCACCAAAATCCCCGTATTTCGGCGGTGCGGGGGTCTCATCTCCTTGTCCTTCACCATCTCCTGGTAACTGTCCGTCGGGGGCTCCGCCTTGTCCATCATCTGGGGGCTGGCCTTGTCCGTCGCCTCCATCCCCTTCGACCTCCTCGCCACGCTGGTCAAAGAAAATGGAAAATAAATACTTGAATAAATCCATTATGCAACTCCTATCTTTTGCGGTCTTTGATTGAATTATTCAATCTCCAATTGTCGCTTAATTATAAGCGGTCTTCGGCCGGCTTTTCCGGCCTCCAATTGTCGCTTAGTTACCACAAAAAAAACATACTCGAAGCCATTACAAACGGCCCCATCGGTAACGGACCATAAAATAAAGTCGATTTTCTGAATATTTTTATCAAAATAAAACTTAATATTGTTATCAGTACAACCTTCCATCCTGTAAACGCCGCTACCATTGCCAACAACTTCACGTCTCCGCCATATATAAAGTGTTCGCCTTCTTTCATCTCAATTGTTTCGATATCGTGAGCAAATCGTTGGGTTAACGGATTCCACATGCTCATCACCACAGCTGCCATAAACGCTAATACCGATGCAATCCAATGCCCGGTTAACCCCACCCCTAAAACTATTCCTGGAATCACAATTATATTTGGTATTTTATGCTTATCAAAATCATAGAGTGCAATTATTATTAAAAATATTATAAAATATATTTTAGTCATTTCCACAAGTCAAGCCTACATTTTAATGCCACCTCATCATCATATGATATCTGCGGTTCAGGCCAGTTAAATTCAAGCATTTTCTTCCTCCTTGTTGATCGTCTCAACCCTCTTTTCCAACCCGTTAACAAATATCTGCGGTATCTTAACAATAAAATTCTTGATCATCCATGCCTCGCGATCTAAATACTTCATTTCCTGTATTTCCGCGTCCGTCGCTACATCATACCGAAATATTGCTTTGCGCTTCATTACCTTATCGACGTAATCTTCCAACAGCTTGACGTAATCTTCCCACCCGGAATATTTGTCTCCGGATATCCGTTTTAATCTCGCCGATGCTGCTAAGGCGTCATCTATCAGCATATTTCGAAACTTTTGTATCTTTTTTTCCGGTCTCATACCTATCACGCTCCACCCCCGCCTGCTATCATCTTCATTGCCTCTTCCCGCGGGACTCCTTGCTGCATTGCCTTTTGCACTATCTGATCAGGTTGCGCTTTCTCTCTCTGATCCATAGCTTTCTGCGCTTCCGCTTCCGCCTGCATTCGCTCCATTTCCGCCTTCAATGCCTCTTCCGGAGGCAGTATCTTATCGTAATCCTTCACGTTCCGAGCCAGCAGCCCCCGCTTAAGAATCTCCCTCACAGCCAACAGATTCCCCTGGATCATCGGCTGTGGCAAATACCGGTCCTCTAAATCATTCGCAACCTGTATCTGCCATTTTTTTGACGCATTAAGAGTTGTACCGTTCCACGTGAAATCAAAGCTACCATCAAGGTCTTCGTTCGCCCAGTACGGTTGCACACCTTGCTGTTTATACATCCCCATATTTTCCGCCGTTGGGAATATCCGCTGGCCGCCGTCACCCAGTATTCTGCGCTCTAACCCCGGAGGCATACGCTCATTGTAATACGAGACCGTCCACTGACATATCTCTCTTAACAGCTCGTGACACCGCTGGATAAACTTGTCCATCCCGATATTTCCCTCGTATATCGTCGCGTCAACCTCGCCTTTTGTCTTGTCTCCGCCGCCCTGTCGAGCCGTCCCCGTCTGGTATATCGAAATATTGCTGATCCTCTCCGCAAAATTGATAAACGATTGCTCCAGCTCCCAGCTAATCGCTTTCACGTCGCCAACTTCCAGCGTCCGGATATCCCCCTGCTGATCCTCTTCCCACACTGCCCCGGGGAATACCGTCGGATTCTCCCAGTCCTCACCGGTCAACGTCCGTTTCTTAACGAAAATCTTCTGCATCGCGATCATCGCATTGTTGATGATCGTATTATGCACGGTATTAAGCTCTTTTTGCGTCTGGTACAACTTCATGACCAGAGACCGTCCCTCAAACTTCTCCGTCTCCTCAAACATTCCGTGCAGAAATACCCGCTTCGGTTTCGGTAACCGCTGATACTCCCAATGGCCGATGTAAAGCAAATGCTTGTATTTTGTATCAACAACACAATGCACCTCTTGCTCAATAGCGTCGGGGTCTTTCAAATCAATCTTGTTTTGTGCATTGAAAGGTAACCGGCCATACCAGTGATAACACTCGAACAACTTTTCCCTCTGCGCTATCAATATCTCACTGCCCGTCATGTCCGAGGTGTCTATGGTCTCTTTCAACTTCTTGACGGCGTCCTCTCGGAACTTTTTTTGCTTGCCTTTCTGTGTTATCTCATCTGCCGTTTGCCAGAACCTGTTCCCCTCCCAATACAAAGGCCTGCCTTTCTTCGCGCTCGGACTCCATACGTAATCGTCGAAAGGTATATACTCCAGCTTCGGAGAATTGCACAGCTCTTTGTCCTCCGCCGCCCACACCGGTTCTACTCCCTGCGGCATATATCCTTCAGGTATCTGCTCACTAGTAGGCAATATGTGCTTAACGTCGCCCTCAGCGTTAACCATTCGGATCCCCTGTTCCTGCGTAATCATCCGCTCTGCCTCCTGCACCCACTCATACTTGCACACCGTGAACGGCAAAACGATTGTCTGCTTCAAAAACAAGCTGAACGAATCATATATCTTGACAATTTCCCTCAATGCCATGTCAACAAAGTCCGTAATCCCGTCCTCTTTCCCCTGGTCTTTCGCCTCTGTCCCAACCGCTGTCATATAAGGATCTTGCGAAAACAACGTATTCATCACCCGTCCCCACACCGCGTCAACAATCCACTCCGTTAAGGGAATAAAATAGTCCGCCGCACCGTACCACGGCTCCGTACATCGCTTACCCTCCTGCTGCCAACGGGTAATCTGGTCATACTGACGCTGACACCGTGCAGCCAGAGCATACATCTTTTCATTTTGTATCCGGCTCTGGACTATTTCGTGACAAATTGTCTCGCCGATAATCTTCGCAACGTCATCATCAATTTCTATTTTTGGGTCTTTGATTGGCATGTTCTTCCCCCTAGATGTTGTCGGGTGTGGCTGGTTTTTTCGGGCGCTGTTGTGGAAATTTTTTCCTGCGTATCGGCGTAAATAAGTTCACTGCGATATACTCCAGACAGTTCATCGGGTGCTCGTAATATCCGTCCTTCCAGGGCTGTTCCTGCTTGACGGTGAACTCTTGCGTCTGCTTACGATTCGGGTAATGGTAACCGCCGAGGAAACCGTCAATAATTTGTGTGCAATTCGCGCTGTTCACGAGTAGCGACGGCTTCCCCGCGATGATGGTCGACAACTTCTTTTCTATGATTTCTTTTCTTAGCCTGTACTCGCTCGTGCGGTACCTGATGAGAATGTCCTTGCTCGCTAATATTTTCCAGCTCGTGCTCTCGCTCTTGTCGTTGACTTGCGTGCACGCTGGGTCCCCGAGGTGCATGCACTTGCA